TGTTAATAAGACTCATGAAGGTTGTTAACTACGTAATTATTAAAGGATCAACGGGACTGGGTCGTTTGCCTCCTGGATCTAATAATTTCCTTCAATACTAACTAACAAAAAAGGAATAAAAAAAATGCCGTTACTTAATTATTACAGCCAAACTAAAATGGCTAAGGGTGAAGCTCATGGATATAAAACAGCTATTTTACATTTAGCGCCATATGATATGAGTGGAAAAAATGTTTGTCCAAAAGCTACGCTGGGGCCTGGTGGATGTGTTAAACCTTGCTTAAATACATCAGGCCGGGGGCAAATGAATTCAGTGCAGCAGGCTCGAATAAATAAAACTAATTATTTTTGGAATAACAAAAATGGTTTTTTATGGGAGCTTTCAAAAGAAATACAGACCCTGAAGCTAAGAGCTGCTCGAGCTGGTTTTAAATTTGCCGTTCGACTCAATGGAACGTCCGACCTGCCCTGGTTTAAATATAAAGTTGATGGAGGTGGCAGCTTGATGGATCTTCACCCTGATGTGCAATTTTATGATTATAGTAAAGTACTTAACTACCTTGATCATGATAAAAAAAATTATCATGTAACCTTTAGCGACTCAGGGACCAATTACCAGGACCAAAGGGCAGCTATAGCTAAGGGCGCAAACCTGGCTGTAGTCTTTAAGGATAAGCTGCCCACTAAGTGGATGAGTCGACCCGTTATCGATGGGGATAAACACGACCTACGTTTTAAAGATCCGAGGGGCGTGGTTGTAGGCTTAGTTGCTAAGGGCTTAGGTAAGAAGGTAACAAAGAATAGTTTCATTAAAATAGCATCATGAATTTCTTAGCCATGATTGTTCGATGCTTTGTATTCTATCCATATACAAGCGCAATTATTTTCTTAATAATTGCAATTGCTCTTTAGAATAATTCTAAACTACAGCCCCACAACCTGGGGCTGTAGCAGCTCAAAATAAAATAAATTATTTTGTTGACTTCTTATAATCTCCCATTAAAGTGGGCTATGTGTTAAACATAAAAAAACAAACTAACAAATAGGAGTTAAAAAAATGAAAACACAAACAATAAAAAAACATAAACAACTAGAAGCAAATATAAATAAAAAATTGTTTTTAGCTTGTAAGGTAAACGAAAAAAGAAAATCATCTAATAAATTATGGGTTGATGTTAAAGATGAGGCGTTGCCAATAGTCGAGGAGCGAGGAGGTTTTGTTATAGGTCAATTTCAAAACTTTGATTATTCATTAGAGACAATCAAAAAGAATACAACTCGATTTGATATAAAAGGGTTTAAAGAAAACTACCCTGAATTATATAAAACCTATTTAATAGATGGGCAATCAATTGAGTTAAAAACAAACTACAAAAAAATAAAATAATGGAATTAGCATTATATATTATTTTAATAATTGTAAGTTTTACAATTGCATTCTTAGGCGTGATTGTACTATTTACGATTGATCCATGGACAGGTTTAATTCTGTCCATGGGTGGTTTACTTTTATCAATTCGAACTATAGCGAGGGTTTAATTATGTTATCTTATCGGACATGGTTTATTAACTGTAAACCATTAAAGAACGAGGCAAGGGATTGGCAACTTGAATTGGAGAAGGGCAACACAATTCACACGTTTACCATATCCAATAAATTAAAACTAATAGACGTTGAATACTTTGCATATAAAAAGATTGACGGCTACGTAGACGAAGAGAAAAAAAGCTAGTCTATAACGCCCAGACTTAAAAATTATGGCGTTCTCTTAGGGGCGTAGAGGTTAACGCCCCACTTAATAGAGGTACCAACCAAAATCCAAAAATTAAAATTTTTTTATTATTATTTTTTTACGAAAATTTTATTAAAGTTTCCTAACATTGACTAAACCTAACATGACAGATACAAGTAGTATGGTCTTGTAGAATTAGGGGGTAGATTTTAAGGGGACCCAAGGGTATAGTAAATTAAGATGACAGATACAGAATTATTGACCACCGATCAATTACGAGAGAGGCTCGAAAAAGTATGGTTGAAACATATAAAATTATGCCAAGACAACTTCTTGTATTTTGTAAAGAATGTTTGGCCAGATTTCATTTGCAGAACTGATAAGGATCCAGATAAATGGGGACACCATCAACACATAGCACACGAGTTTACTAAGATATCAAAAAATAAAAAAGGAAGGCTCATAGTGAATATGCCTCCTAGACACACTAAATCAGAATTTGCATCTATATACTTTCCTGCTTGGATGATTGGAAAGAATCCTAAAATGAAAATTATGCAGGTATCACACAATGCAGAACTTTCTGGAAGGTTCGGTGCGAAAGTAAGAAACTTAATTGACAGTCAAGAGTATAAACAGATCTTTGGAGATGTTAGACTAAGAGAAGATAGTAAGGCAAAAGGACGTTGGGAGACCAATCAAGGTGGGGAATACTTTGCAGCGGGTGTTGGCGGTTCTATCACAGGACGAGGGGCGGACTTACTTATTATCGATGATCCACACACGGAGCAAGACTCACTATCCGATAGTGCAATGGAAAGAACTTTTGATTGGTACTTGTCTGGTCCTAGACAACGTTTACAACCTGGAGGCTCAATTGTACTTGTAATGACAAGGTGGGCTCAAGATGATTTGACTGGTCGATTAATTAAATCACAAAATGAACCTAAGTCAGACCAATGGGAAACAATTTCTTTTCCAGCTTTGCTTGGAGAAGATGACAATGTTCAACCCGTGTGGCCTGAATATTGGAGCCTAGATGAATTAGAAAAAGTTAAAGCGTCAATATCAATTAGAAATTGGTCAGCTCAATACATGCAAAACCCCACGTCAGAGGAAGGAGCAATTCTTAAACGTGAATGGTGGCAGCCATGGGTCGGGGATTTTCCTACGTTAAAACATGTTATTCAATCTTATGATACTGCATTTAGTAAAAAAGAAACTGCCGACTATAGTGCAATTACTACATGGGGAATATTCACGCCTCACGAATCAGGGCCTGATGCTATTATGTTAATTGATGCTATTAAAGGTAAATATGATTTTCCAGAATTAAAAATGGTTGCACTTGATCAATATAAGTATTGGCAACCAGAGACAATTATTATAGAAGCTAAAGCTAGTGGACAAAGTTTATTACAAGAATTAAGACGAATGGGTATACCGGTTATGGATTACACACCAGGAAGAGGCCAAGATAAGCACTCACGAGTCAACGCTTGTTCTCCAATATTTGAATCTGGACAAGTGTATTATCCTCGAGACGAACATTGGGCTCAAGAAGTAATTGAGGAATGTGCTGCGTTTCCTCATGGTGAGCATGACGATTATGTAGACAGTACGACACAAGCTATGTTAAGATACCGACAAGGTTCTTTTGTAACTACTTATTCTGACGAGGATGAGGTAGAAAGTTATAAAGAACGGAAATACGTATATTATTAATTAAAGGAGACGACATGTCAAAAAAATTAAGAAGTAAATTAAAAAAAGCAGCACTTGCTGGTATAGCGTTGTACAGTGCATCAAAAATGATGGGAGCACAAAAAACTGCAGCTCCTATCGGAGCACCTGCAGGAGCTAAAACCCCATCATCATCAAAAATTAATGCTAAGAAGAGAGTTATAGATCTTGGAGATGAAACAAAAAATCTTGTAGGTAAAACTACAAAGACAACTGTTGATAAAGATGCTTTACCAAGAGAGATTGACGAAAAAGCTTCTAAAATAAAAGCAGCTCAAAAGAAAATAAATAAAGCTGTCATTAAAAGAAAAAAAGAAGGTATGCTTTCACCAACTATGCCAAAATCTGAAAGTCAGTACGATGCTTTGACTACAGGTTCGGGTTTTGAGTTACAAGCTAAAAAAGGTAAAATGATTAGAGCCCGTGGTGGTGGATTAGCTAAAGGTGGAATGAGACCAACAAAACTTTATTAAGTTAACATGGCTGAAATTGAGAAAGCTCTAATTGAAGAGACAGATACTCTTGAAGAGCAAGAAGTAGATATTGAATTAGAAGGAGAGGAACCTGAATTAAAGGTTCAGGATTTTGCTGACGCTACTGAATCTTTTTTTAAAAATATCGCAGAAGACATGTCAGATGAGACTCTGCAAAGATTATCTAATCAGTTATTAGATGATTATAAAAAAGATAGAGTCTCTAGAAAAGATTGGGAAACTTCATATACAAGTAATTTAGATCTTCTTGGAATTAAACACACAGAGATGACTAGACCGTTTAAAGGTTCGGCATCCGTGACTCATCCTCTACTATCAGAAGCAGTTACATCATTTCAAGCACAAGCCTATAAAGAATTATTACCATCTTCAGGACCAGTTAAAACTAGAGTTCTTGGGGTGGAGGATAATGAAAAAATGAATCAAGCACAAAGAGTGCAAGATTTTATGAATTATATGATTACAGAGGAGATGGAAGAGTACACTCCAGAATTTGATCAATTATTATTTTATTTAGCGTTAGCAGGATCAGCATTTAAAAAAGTTTATTATGATGAAGTGATGCAAAGAGCAGTATCTAAATTTATTCCTGCAGAAGATTTAGTGGTTCCCTACTACACCACAGATTTAATGGAATGTGAAAGAATTACTCATGTCATTAAAATGGGAGAAAATGAAATACTTAAAAAACAAGCAGCAGGATTTTATAGAGATGTGGAATTAAAACCAACTTCAGCAGGTCCCACAGAAATTGAAAAAAAATATCAAGAGTTAGAAGGAGTAACCCCTTCAACAGATAAACAATATTCATACTCAGTTCTTGAGATGCATGTTGATTGTAATTTAGAAGAGTTTGAAAATAATAACTCAGAAAAAGAAGTTAAGATTCCTTACATTATAACGATTGATGAAGGTTCAGGAGAAGTTTTATCTATCTATCGTAACTATGCTATGGAAGATGAGACTAAAAAAAGAAAAGAATATTTTGTACATTTTAAATTTTTACCAGGATTAGGCTTTTATGGTTTTGGATTAACACACATGATAGGTGGATTATCTAGAACAGCTACACAATCTTTAAGACAATTACTAGATGCGGGTACATTATCTAACTTACCTGCAGGATTTAAGTCTAGAGGTATAAGAATCAGAGACGATGACCAACCATTTCAGCCAGGAGAGTTCAGAGATGTGGATGCACCTGGAGGTAATATTAAAGATCAGTTCCAAATTTTACCATTTAAGGAGCCATCAGCTACATTATACCAATTAATGGGCTTTGTAGTAAACGCAGGACAGAAATTTGCAGCAATTACTAACATGGATACGGGTAATGATATGCAAAATAGAGCTGTTGGCACGACTGTGTCCTTATTAGAGCGTGGTTCGAGAGTCATGAGTGCAATACACAAGCGATGTTACTACTCAATGAGAAGAGAATTTAGACTTTTATCAAAAGTTTTTGCAACATATCTACCACCAATTTATCCATATTCAGTATATGGTGCAGATCAAGCAGTAAAACAAACTGATTTCGATGATAGAGTCGATGTAATACCGGTTGCCGACCCAAATATCATGAGTATGGCACAAAGAGTTACGCTTGCTAACGAAAATTTAAAGATTGCTATGTCAAATCCTATGATGCACAACTTAAGAGAGGCATATCGTAGAGTTTACGAAGCATTAGGTACTCAAGATATAGATCAATTACTAATTCCACAGGAAAAACCAACACCAAAAGATCCTGCTACAGAAAATATGGAATCATTATACATGAAACCTTTAAAAGCATTCCCAACTCAAGATCATGATGCACATATTGCTGCACACGCATCATTTATAGCTACAAGAATGGTTCAAATTAATCCTCAAGTTTATTCAGCTTTACAGGCTCACATATCTGAGCATGTATCAATGAAAGCTCAAGGTGAAGTAGGTGCTATGATTCAAAATGATCCTCAAATGCAACAAATGTTACAACAAGATCCAGAAGCAGCAGAGATAAGAGTTGCATCAATGATTGCAAAAAGAGTTGCAGAGATAACTACACAACTTGCTCAAGGTGAAGCGATGGGTCAACAGAAAGATCCGTTAGTTGCATTGAAAGAAAGAGAATTAGATCTTAAAGCAATTGATATTCAAAGAAGAGCAGATCAAGATATGAACTCAAATGAAATTAGAGAGAATGAAATTGATGAAAGATTAGATATTGAAAAAATGAAACTAGAAAATAATGAAGATCAAGCAGCAGAAAGAATTAGAATTGCTGAAGAGAAACTTGAATTAGCTAGATTAAAAAAAAGGCAAGGTAATTAATGAAAAGAAAATTTAAAGTTGCAAAACTTAGAGGTGGTGGAGCTGATTTTGGTGCTAAAGATAAAGCACAAGAAAGAGCTGATAAGGGTTATGGCTTTACAGGAGCTGCAGTAGATAAATCTACCAAACAACAAACAATTAATCATAACAGAAATGTTACAAATAGAACTGGACAAACTACAACCACAAACACCTCAACTAGAGTTGATCCACCAAAAAAACAACCAAACTTTATTCAAAATATTGGATATCAAACAAAACAATTAGCTACTAAATATCTTGGATTAGATAAGCCTAAAACAAAATATAACTTAAATGATTATAGAGTTACTACAAGAGAGATAGGTATAAATAATAGAAATAAAACTGGCAAAGATAGAACACTATCTACTGCAAAAGATATTAAAGAAGCTTTTGAATTACAAGGTGCCTATGAAACCAAAAGAGGTATTAAAGGTATGCTTCCTAGTGGAACCAAAGTAGTTGCATCTATCATCTCTCCTGCTCTAGAAAAAAATACAATAAGAGGAAGAAAATTTTTTGAAAAAAGTGTTTTAGGAACAGATAAAAAAGGAAGTTTATATTCAGATAAAAGTTTTACTGGTTTAGGAGTAGAGGGAAGAAATGAAATTTATAAAAAATATGCAAAAGATAGAATGGACAGAAAAATTGATGCATTTGGAAGACCAATACGTCAAGGAGCTGGAGAAGGTGCTCAAGCTAAATGTCCAGATGGGACTTTTCCACCATGCATAAAAACACCACCGGTTACAGCAGTGCCAAAAACATCTGCAGCTCCTAAAAAATTTTTTGATTTTCAAGCATATAGTAAAGGTGGAGGAGTACCTTATGGTCCACCACCTAAAAAAGGACCTAACTCTCAAGTACCTCCGGTAAAATTATCAAGAGGCGGTGGAGCTGCAATACGAGGAACAAAATTTAAAGGAGTATTTTAATGTGGTTTTCAGCTATTAAACTTGCAGTATCTGCAGGATCAAAAATTTACGCTAACAAGCAGAAGACGAAGATGGCTATGTCAGAAGCACAGCTTATGCACGCTACAAAAATGGCTCAAGGCCAGGAAGCTTACCAAGGCAAATTATTAGAAGCAAGGCAATCGGACTGGAAAGACGAGGCGGTCCTCGTAATATTAAGTTTGCCCGTGTTGGTGCTTGCGTGGGCGGTGATATCAGATGATCCAACAGCGATGGACAAGGTAAAATTGTTTTTCGAGATGTTCTCGCAGCTTCCATCGTGGTTTACAAATTTATGGATACTTGTCGTAGCGAGCATTTATGGCATTAAGGGTACACAAATTTTCCGTAATGGTGGAGGTAAAAAATGAACCTAGAAAGAGATTTACAAAAACTTAAAAAAGAAAAACAGATGAAAGAATCTGCTATCGCTCAACTTAGAAAAAGAAGCAAAGATTCTGTAGCTAGACCAAAAGCAGAAAAAAATATTTTATCAACAGATCCAAGGATGCAAAAAATATAATGATTAAAAATTTTAAAGATATTGTAATATTATTAATCACAGCAGGTGTTTTAATTTTATTAGGAGTTATTATCATTGGTGACTATTGGGTAGCTGTTGAAGAAAATAGACCGGTAGATGATA